CGACAAGGCTACAGTGGCAGACCATGCCGCACAGGTCGCAGAGGACAGAACAGCCGCTGAAACTGCCGCACAGACAGCACAATCCGTGGCTGACAGTTTGCCAGATGACTACACAACAGCGGTCGGAAAGATTGCCGAAAACACGGCTGAAATTTCTGCGGTAAAGCTGACGGACAAAGAGTTACAACGTAGGGTAAATGCGTTGTATGACTTGGGCAACGGCATAACCCATAAATTTGAAACAGACACAGATACGGCATATGCTAAGGCAGTCCCGACAGGGGCGAAGCTGATGAGCGTGAAGTCGGTTGGTGGTAGGTCAATTGTATTTAATCAATTGGTCGATTCTAATATTGTTATTGGTGAAACCACAAGATATTCATTTAATGGACAGCATTTGACAACAAATATTACTGACAGTCTTAGTTTGTCAGATGACCTATGCACACTACCAACAATTCCAGTGGGTCACAAGGTTTTGTTAAAAATAAAATTTATTGCAGGAAATGTCGGCAATAAAGAAGTAACTATTGGCGGCTATTACAAGACAGCAAACATATCATGGCAATGCAAGATTGACCTGCCAAGAAATACAGAGTTAGCGGGAAAAACGCTGATTGCAATGGACACTACTACTGATACGGCAGAAAGTATTAGATTTTTTCTATACAACGCTACTATACCGTTGTTGACAAACATTGATTGCTATATCAACTACTATGATTTAACCACCATGTTTGGCTCAGGCAACGAGCCTGTAAACGTGGAAGAATTTGAGAAAATGTTCCCAGCCGATTATTATCCATATAATGCTGGCGAAATAGTCAGCACAGGCACGGAGAGCATTGTGGAGCAGGGAGCAAACCTATACTACGGCACCGATATGCTGAAAGTTGGTAGTGATGAATATATTGCAAATAGTTATCGTTGCAAGTCAATAAAATTAAAACCTAACACCACGTACACGTTAAGTTTTAATTCTGACAAAACCAGTGAAATAATACTTCTGATGAATGTGACTACTGTTGTAAATGCAGGTCAATATTTTGATTTTAGAAAAGCTTCGCATACTCAGACATACACGACTGGAGATGACGGATGCCTGTATGTAGGTGTATATGCTGGCAATGGCAATGTTGCATCGGCCGATGTTGTTAAACGACTATCTGAGTGTAAAATCATGATATCGGAGGGTGACACCCCGACAGCCTACGCCCCCTTCCACCGCAACGTTTACCAGATCCCCGAAGCAATCAAGGCACTGCCTGGCTACGGCGTTGAGGGGAATGCGGTAGACTATGAGGCTAAGACCTATACGCAGAACAACACTGTTGACGGAACGGAAGTCAAGGCGTTAGATACACCTATCGTAACCGATATATCAACCCTGATACCAGATGATTTCCTGCGAAACATCGAGGTCGAAGCAGGTGGTTCAGTGACATTCAAAAACAGCAATGACAACTATCGCATACCAGTGCCGTCAGAAGAAGAGTATGTTGTGAAGCTGAGTGAAGTGGGAGGTAACGTATGACGGATTTACAAAAGAAAATGGCTGACAAACTGGGGCTGACCCCTGACGATTTTCAGCCAAAAAAAGCCACAAAAGTTGACGAGTTAGAAGCACAAGTGCTATACACTGCGCTGATGACCGACACGCTGATTGAGGAGAGTGACGACAATGTATAGAAAAGTCAAACGTTTGTACGATTTAGGGCTGTACACTGCTGAACAGGTCAAGGATTTTGCTGACAGGGGCAAGATAACCCCTGAGCAGTATGAGAAAATCACAGGACAGAAATATGAAAGTGAGGTAGTAAAGTGAAATACATAATAATGCTGATGATCGTGATAGGGCTTGCGTTGGCTGATTTTGCCACAGGCTGGATAAAAGCCTATTGCAAGGGCGATGTTAGGTCGTCAAAAATGCGAAAAGGCGGTCTGAACAAGCTAGCCGAAATAGTTGTCATGGGCGTGGCTATCGGGTCTGAGATAGGATTCGAACAGCTGGGTCACTACTACGGTCATGAAGAACTGGCAGGCATTGCAGGCACTATAACCGCACTAGCTGTTTTCGGGTATATTTTCGCTATGGAAATAGTTTCTATACTGGAAAATTACGGAGAGATTAACCCACAGGCAAGCTGGATAAACAAAATAGTGGCAAAATTCGGAGTTTTTAAAGACAAGGAGGACTAATTATGGCAATGACATTTGACGAATTTGTGAAGAAATATAAGGGCAAGGGCATTAATTTCGATAAGTTGTACGGTGTACAGTGTTTTGACCTGGCTAATCAGTACAACAGAGATGTTATCGGCTGCGGTATGTTCACAGGTCTGTATGCTAGACAAATCTACGAAGATTTCGACAAGCAGGCGGTCAAGGACTATTTTACCAGAATTAAAAACACGCCGTCATTCGTTCCGAAAAAGGGTGATATCGTTGTGTGGGGCGGTAGTCTGAACGGCGGTATCGGTCATGTTGCCATAGCCACAGGCGAAGGTAACAAAAGGTATTTCTACAGCTACGATCAGAACTGGCTAGGCAAGAATGACCCATGCACACGTGTCTATCACAACTATAACCACGTTCTTGGCGTTCTGCGTCCAAAAAATCAGAGCGTTATCAATCCGCCCACACTGGAAACAAAAGGCTATAAAAAAGGTGCGAGCACGGACGGGTCATATGCCCTGAAACAACTGCTGATTCTTGACGGCGCAAAGCTGGACGATAATGCAATCATTGGCAAGGGCACTGTCAGTGCTATCAACGCAAGGCTGAAAGCATGGGGGTACAGGCCGAACGGCATCGCAGGAAAGAAATTCATCAAGAAACTGCGTGAAAAAATCAAGAAATAGTCTTATAAAATTCGCATAAAATTAGCATAAATTTAGCCGTCAGAGCGCTTGCCCTGGCGGCTGTTTTACTTTATTATTCGATTTTTTTATCTTTTGCCATATCATTCTCAACGAGTTCTACAATCAAACCGGTTAAACTTTTCCCTTTGCTCTCAGCGTAAGCCTTATATCGCTCTTTGTCGCCAAGCGGCAAGTTAAGCGTAAGTTTATCACGTTTTTCTTTCATATAGCGCATTGTGCGTTCTTTTGATTTTTCATTATACACAAATGTCACCCCCTCATTGTCATTATAGCACATATTCAATTACACGGCTATATGCAAAATGAACAAATACACGGCTATATATTTGTTGATATTTTAATATAAAAGTCATTGACATATACACGGCTATATGCTATAATAATATCAGAAAAAAACGAAAGGGGGCGGTTAAATTGGACAAGAAAATAAAAAAGCTTGTTAAGCTGGTCCAACAACTTAACAAGCTAATGATCGAGATAATCGGCTTGATTGGCTACATCTTGATCATAAAAGATTTACTTAAATAAGTAAATTCGGCAGAAAGGAGAGTTGACCGCTCTCCCAACTACTTGAATTATACCACAAAAAAGAAAGGGTGTCAATATGAAAAATGATATTTTCAAACTTTGCAAAGAGCTGCTCAAGCTTGGCGGATTGATACTTGCAGTAGCGTACCTGGTGTTAAGATAATTCAAGGAGGTAAAAAACATGAAAGTTACAGTTGAAAACGAGAAAATCAAGGTCAACAGTCCATACAACAAAAGCTTTGTCGCAGGGGCAAAGCAGATACAGGGCAAGTGGAATGCCCCTTGCTGGGTCTTTCCAGAGGAGAACAAGGAAGCCGTCAAGGCGTTGCTCATAGAATGCTACGGAGAGTGTGGAGAGCTTGGTGCGGTCAGCACTGTCACAGTAGATCTTGACCTCGACACTTATACAGAGGGCTACGAGGACGGAGAAATCAGAGTTGGCTCAATCGTTGTTCTGAAAAGACTTTATCGTGACAGAGAAGTTATTTTCTCTGACAATGCAATGCTTATAAGCGGTGGCTTTGCCGCTTCGGGCGGCTCTGCCAAAAATCCCAGGATATCAGCTGATGAGGGTACAATCGTTCGTGCTAAGGGTGTGCCTGAAACAATTTACAGTAAGATAAAGGACCATGAGGGCGTTAAGCTCGTATCTGATATAGACGTGGAAAGCTTAAAAGCAGAGCGTGAAAAGCTTCTCAAAAGAATTGCCGAAATAGACGGCTTGCTTGCGCTATGAAAGCGGCGGTCTATATAAGGGTGTCAACGCTGGACCAAGCACGAGAGGGGTACTCCCTCTCTGCTCAGCGAAAGACACTAACAGAATGGTGTGCCACAAGAGGTTATGAGGTATACAATGTGTATGCCGACGAGGGCATAAGTGCAAAAGATATTACACATCGCCCAGCGTGTCAAGCCATGCTTGAAGCGGCGTATAACAGTGAATTTGATATCATACTGATATGGGCGTTAAGCCGTTTCACAAGGTCCGTTGCAGATCTTTACGATACATGGGATAAACTACAAAAACATAACGTCGGCGTTGTAAGTTGCACAGAGGGTTTCGACACATCTACACCGACAGGGCGTGCTATGATGGGCGTACTTGGTGTTTTCGCCCAAATGGAGAGAGAATTGACGGCTGAAAGAGTTTCGTTTGCTTTAGCTGAAAGAGCTTCACAGGGGAAGCGGACTTGCTCTGACGTTTTAGGCTATGACCTAGACGGAAAGGATAGTCTTACTATCAATGAAGCAGAGGCAGAAGTTGTTCGGTTAATTTTTCAAAAATTCATTGAGTATCAGTCCTATCTACCTGTAGCTGAGATAGTCAACGCAATGGGACATCATGGGCGACGAGGAAGTTCATTTAACGCTGAGTCGATAAAGAAAATAGTAACACGCCCTGTTTACATTGGCTATTACAGCTTTAAGGGGCATTTATATCAGGGCGACTATGAGCCGTTGATATCGGAAAAAGATTGGAGACACGCACAACGTATCGTACAGAAGATACGTTGCGGTCGGAGAAAGTATATCAGATAGTAGTTCAGCCGTCATCGGAGTGATCTGAGGCGGCTGATTTTATTTTTTATACAATCCGCGCAGAGCGGATATAGTGGCTATTTTTCTTCGACTGCCTTTGCCTTTTTCTGCTGTTTTTGCAGGTTGGTGAGGTTATCGCCCCAGCCTATCACTGACCAGCCATACCATGTTGTACCCGATTTTCCTGCAATGGTATTTCTCTTTGCGGTACTTAATCCGTGTCATATTTCGTGTCATATATTTATTATTTTTGGTGGTATTTTATTATTTCTACGCATATTTTAACATTTCGGGGCATAAAGAAAACCGCCTATCTACGCCATTTGACGCAAACAAGCGGTTTCGTACTGGTCGAGGTGACGGGACTTGAACCCACGGCCTCTGCGTCCCGAACGCAGCGCTCTACCAAACTGAGCCACACCTCGAAATACCACTGTAATATTATATCACACCCATCAAACCTTGTCAAGGCGTTTTTTTCTGTTTTGTATCCTCTTTGCTCTTTTTTACTGCGTTGACCTTTGGTGTATGACGAATTTATTGAAATCATTCTCATTGTAACTTATTTTCATTGACATATGCTTTGCGTTGTGATATTATATATATAAAGGTGTTCTCGTTTAAAAGTTTTTGTATGAGGTGATGAAATTAATGAATATGAAGAAAAGAATGTTGAGCATTGTCCTGTCTGGCGCAATGGCTGTTTCTACTGCTGTGTCTGCTGGATCGTTCAGTGCCTTTGCCGTGGCGCAATGTGTTGCGTATTCAGGCTCTAATGTGAATGATCAGGACTATGTGCAATGGTCTGACACAGTGAAATCTTACCTGACAGTGTGCGACAACGGCAATTATATGCGTGTCCAGTCAGGCGCTATCGAGGGCAAGCTCCTTGTGGAATATTACAGCTCTGATTTTGAACCGCTCAGCACTAAGCTTATCGACAATGAACTGCCGATCTTTGGTGCTTTCTATGACTCCGGCAATAATTATTATGTCCTTAGCGGTCAGGAAAATCCGAAACAAAACGACTCCCTCGAGGTTTTCCGTATCACGAAGTATGATAAGAATTGGAACAAAATAAAGTCCTGCGGTCTGTATGGAGCTAACACTACAGTTCCATTCGATGCAGGCTCGGCAAGAATGACCCATAGCGGTGACCACCTGCTTGTGAGAACCTGCCACGAAATGTATAAATCAAGCGACGGCAATAATCATCAGGCTAATGTTACCATTGAAGTGGATATGCCTTCAATGACTATCACTGATTCGTATACCGGCATCATGAACGTTGATTATGGCTATGTGAGCCACTCCTTCAATCAGTTTATAAAAACCGACGGCAACCATATAGTCGCCCTCGACCATGGTGACGCTCATCCACGTTCCGCCGTTCTGGTGAAGTATAATTCTGATTTTACTACAGGCAAATTCTTCCCAAGCTATTTTGAACAGGTCAGCAATATCGACGTTGTAACATACCCTGAATATACCGCCGGTCACTATAACTATACAGGTGCGGCTATAGGCGGCTTTGATGTGTCATCATCAAGCTATATCGTGGCACAGAGTACAGTTGACCTTGATTATATCAATACGTCAGAAACACGAAACGTCTACGTTTCCGCTGTTTCAAAGGATCTTTCCACAAACAAGCTCAATAAGATAACTTCTTATGCAGAGGGTACAGACTCAGCTTCTGCTCCACAGCTTGTGAAGATAAATAATAACAGCTTTTTGCTATTGTGGGCCAGAGATACAAAGGTAAGCTGTGTGAAGCTAAACGCTGACGGCACAGTAAACGGCAGTATACACACCTTTGAGGGAAGCCTTTCAGATTGCCAGCCTGTTATCAAAAACGGCAGAGCGGTTTGGTATGTTTACGATAAAAATAACGTGACATTCAACTCCCTGAACCTTTCAAATCTTGACGATATCAAGACGGTTGACGTCAAAACAGGTCATGACTACGAAACAAAGTACGCATCAAAAACTGACGGCACTGTAACACAGACCTGCAAGTCTTGCGGCTATGTGAATAAGTTCACAGTTCCGACCTCTACCACTGTTTATTGGCGCACAGACCTTTCGAATACGTCCTTTTCAAGCGTATTGAGCAAAACTCAGTTCAGTGTGGGCGACAGCATTGATTTCTGGCTTTATGACGATACAGACTACACAGTTGAATTTTCTGATCGCAGCATGGTAAGTGTAAATAAGCTTGAAAACTATGCTAATGATATCAGACGTATCACATTCAAAAACGGCGGTTCACTCACTGTAAAAATTTATCCTACATACAATCCGTCTGTAGCAAAGACATACAAACTCACCTGCGGATGCACGAGCCACACATATGGCAGTGCTGTTATCACAAAACAGCCTACCTGCACATCAGAAGGTACAAAAACAAAAACTTGTACGCAGTGCGGAGCAACAGTAACAGAAACAATTGCAAAGCTTTCCCACAGATATACAACCACGGTTGTTGCACCTACTTGCACTACTAACGGCTACACTCTCCACAAGTGTTTTGTTTGCGGTACTTCATACAAGGATAGCACAACAAAAGCAACAGGTCACAGCTACGGAAATTCTGTTGTAACAAAACAGCCAACCTGCACATCAGAGGGTACAAAAACAAAGACTTGCACAAAGTGCAATGCGACAGTTACAGAAACTATAGCAAAGACTTCACACAAATATGCTAACACAGTTGTTGCACCTACTTGCACTACTGACGGCTACACTCTCCACAAGTGTTCTGTTTGCGGTACTTCATACAAGGATAGCACAACAAAAGCAACAGGTCACAGCTATGGAAATTCTGTTGTAACAAAACAACCGACCTGCACATCAGAGGGTACAAAAACAAAGACTTGCACAAAGTGCAATGCGACAGTTACAGAAACTATACCAAAGACTTCACACAAATATGCTAACACAGTTGTTGCACCTACTTGCACTACTGACGGCTACACACTCCACAAGTGTTCTGTTTGCGGTACTTCATACAAGAACAACACAACAAAAGCAACAGGTCACAGCTACGGAAATTCTGTTGTAACAAAACAGCCGACCTGCACATCAGAGGGTACTGCTATAAAGACTTGCACAAAGTGCAATGCGACAGTTACAGAAAAGCTTCCTGCAAAGGGTCACACCGCAGTTATCGACAAGGGCTACCCTGCTACTTGCACCACCGCAGGCAAAACAGACGGCTCACATTGTTCAGTTTGCAATACTGTTATCAAGGCTCAGACAGTGATAAATGCCACAGGTCACAAGTCAAGTGCATGGATAACTGACAAGGCGGCTTCTATCGGAGTTAAAGGCTCAAAGCACAAGGAATGTACAGTCTGCAAGAAAGTTCTTGAAACGGCTGAAATT